TCATTTTTAAATCATAGAGTGAATCCTGTTAGACGAGGTATGAGACAATCTTTAGTTGTTTGGTTTGGAGGAAAACCTTTTAGATGATTAAAGAACAATTTTTTCCAACTACCGTTTATGGTAAAGACATACAGTTAGATAATCAAGCTTTAGCTAATCATATTATTAACTGGAGTAAACAAGATCCAGGTGTAAAGAAAACAAATATGAATGGTTGGCACTCAACAACCGATATGCATTTAAAACAAGAGTATCAACAATTAGTTCAAGAACTTTATAAAATGCAAGAAGAAATATATCAAGAAGAATGGTTAGATCGAAAACCGATGTTAGGTAATATGTGGGCGAATATCAATTATCCTGGTGGATATAACAGGCCTCACGTTCATCCTAACTGTTTATTCAGTGGTGTATATTATGTAAAGTCTCAACCAGGTGCAGGGCAATTAGTAGTCAATGATCCAAGACCAGGAATACAAACAATGATGCCTATTAGAAAGTCTGGTCAACCTCCACAGCATTTATGGAGAGAAGCACACTTAGATCCAATACCAGGAAGAATAATAATGTTTCCTGCTTGGTTATGGCATTGTGTTGAACCCAACAAAACAAATGATATAAGGATATCAGTTTCATTTAATTTTATACAAGATGGCTTTCAATAAATATCAAGTAATCAAAAAAGCAGTTAGTTATGAACTAGCTAATTTTATATTTAACTATTTTTTACTTAAACGTGATGCAGTTAAATGGATGTACGAAAATAACATTACTTATGATAATGGTATGTTTGGAACGTGGACCGATCAACAAGTTCCTAATACTTATTCTCATTATGCAGATCAAGTTATGGAAACATTATTGGTTAAGATGTTACCTGTAATGGCTAAAGAAACTGGACTTGATTTAGTACCAACTTATTCATATGCAAGAATATATAAACAAGGCGATATATTAAGAAGACATAAAGATAGACCTAGTTGTGAGATATCGACTACTTTAAACTTAGGTGGTGATCCTTGGCCTATATTTATTGATGGTACCGGTGCAGATTCTGTTATTGATGAATATAAACAAATACACAAACCGAATGCCCCAGAAGGCACGAAGGTATTACTTGATCCAGGTGATATGTTAGTATATAGTGGATGCGAACTAGAACACTGGCGAGAACCATTTGAAGGTCAAGTATGTGGACAAGTATTTCTACATTATAACCACAGAAATGGTCCTTTTGCTGAAAAAAATAAGTTTGATAAAAGACCATTATTAGGTATTCCACCCATAAGGAATATGTAATACAATGAGGTTATATGTTACAAAAACTCAATTTTAAACCAGGCTTTAATAAACAAGCAACTGCTTCAGGTGCTGAATCACAATGGATTGACGGAGATAATGTTAGATTCAGATATGGACTTCCTGAGAAAATAGGTGGTTGGTCACAGCTTACATTAGTCAATCAAACCTTACCCGGTGTTGCAAGAGCCCAGCATTCTTTTACTTCTTTAGCAGGTGAAAAATATGTAGCAATTGGTACATCACAAGGTTTATTTTTATATTACTCAGATACCTTTTATGACATCACACCTTTAGATACAGCAATTACTGGAGCAGATTTTGATGCAACTACAGGTTCAGCTACAGTAACAGTTAATAAAGTTTCTCATGGATTAACGGATGGAAGATATGTAACCTTTTCATCAGTAACGGTTCCAACAGGTTCAGGTTACGCAACAACAGATTTTACAGATAATACATTTGAAGTATTAAATGCAACTGCAGATGCTTTTGAAATTACCATGCCATCTAATTCAGCGAGTACTACATCAGGTACAGGTTCAGCAGAAATAAATCCTTATGTATCTATTGGTCCAGTATTTCAATTAGAAGGTTTTGGTTGGGGTGCAGGATTATGGGGAGGTGGTACTTGGGGTACTGCTAGATCCACTGCAGCAACGGTTCTGGATCCAGGCAACTGGAGTCTTGATAATTATGGTCAAGTTTTAGTTGCAACTATTCATAATGGTAAAACATTTACTTGGGATGCAGGAGCAACAAATCCAAGAACAATTAGAGCATCAACAACTACAACTAATTACGAAACAACAAATAATCCAACAGCATCTGTTATGACAGTTGTATCTGATAGAGATAGACACTTATTTCATCTTGGAACTGAAACAACGATTGGAGATCCAACGACTCAGGATCCAATGTTTATAAGATTTTCTAATCAAGAAGATTTAAATTTATATCAACCTACTGCAACGAATACAGCAGGTACATTACGATTAGATGCAGGAAACGAAATTAGAGCAGCAGTACAAGGTAAAGATTATGTATTAATTTTAACAGATACGGCAGCTTATACTGCTCAATTCGTTGGACCCCCTTTTACATTTAGTATTAGACAAGTTGGTACTAACTGTGGATGTATGGGTCAACATACTCCAATCTATGCAAATGGTGCTGTATTTTGGATGGGTAGTGCAGGTGGATTTTTTATGTACGATGGTACAGTTAAATCAATACCATGTTTAGTAGAAGATTTTGTATTCACAACTGGTGGAGATAATTTAGGAATTAATTATAATGCTAATAAAATTATTCATGGTGGACATAATAGTTTATATACAGAAGTAAACTGGTTCTATCCAAAAGATGGTTCTAATCAAATTGATAGAGTAGTCACCTATAACTATGCAGAAAATGTTTGGACAACAGGTTCATTAGCTAGAACTACATATAATGATGCTGCTGTTTATGATGCTCCTTATGCAACAGATTATTCAACAACTGCTACACCTAATTTTCCAATACAAGGTATTACAAATAGATATGGTGCATCAACTTACTATGAACATGAAACCGGAACCGATCAAATCAATTCATCCGGTACGACTTCTATTAACGCTTATATTCAATCAGGTGATTTTGATATTTCTGCAACAAGAGGAATCACCGGTCAAACTACAGGTATAGCTGATCTTAGAGGAGATGGTGAATTTATTATGTCTATGAAACGTTTTGTACCTGATTTTAAAATACTAACTGGTAATTCAAAAGTAACCTTATTATTAAATGATTACCCAAGTCAAACAGCTGCTAGCTCACCACTTGGACCCTTTACAATTACATCATCTACTGATAAAGTAGATACACGTGCAAGAGGAAGACTTCTTGCAATCAAAATTGAAAACGACGCTGTAGGTGAAACTTGGCGTTATGGAACATTAAGAGTAGATATAAAACCAGACGGTAGACGATAATGATATACGATAGAAGATTTGGATTACCTCAATCTATAGCAGACTATTTAAATCAACCATTACCGGATATATCAGGAATATATTCACTACCTCAAACTCAAATTCAGCCTACATTATTTGAAGAAGATGAACAATTAGAATCTTTAGCAACAACCGGATTAAGTCCAGAACAATTAAGACTATTATATTTACAGCAACAACAAGGCGGTGGAGAAGGTAGAGATGATGAAGATATAGATAGAACTAATAATTTAGGAATTAATTCTTTATCTGATTTAAGAGATTATGTGAGCACTCCTGGAATTATAGGAGGAGTATTGGCAGGTATTCCTGGAGCAATAATTGGAAGAGGTCTTGGAAAACTTTATGATAATTATCAAAATCAATATACAGATATATTTGGAAGAGTTAATCAAGCAACTAAAGCGGCTATTGCAAGAGAAAATTTAAGAGACTTGCAGGATAGAATGGACAGAGGTGAAGTTGATTTTAGTGGTGGTATTTCCGCAGCTCAAGATGCAGCAAGAGGTGATTATTCTGGTGGTAAAGGTGGTAAAGGTGGTAGAGGCGGTGATCATGACGGAGGCGCTTCAGCAGGTGCACAAGGTGATGCAGCAGCTGGAATGGGTGGCTATTAATGGCCAGAATAACTACATACATACCAGAACCAAAAGAAGAATATACTTCTGAAAACCAAAGACAGATTATTGAATCTATTACTACAATGAAAGACCAGTTAAATTTTTCATATCAAGATGATTTAAGAAAAGAACTAGAGAGGTTTACTTGGTTTAATTCAAGGTTCGGTTGCTAATGAGTTCTTGTAACAACGTTAATGTTGAACCAACAGTTATTGGTGGTGGAGACGGGTCAAATGCTTATGATGCATTTGGAAGATTAAGAGTTTCTAATCCATTTACTATTTTTGATAGTTCAAATGTAATGTCAAAGAACAATCTCTTTGATGAAGACTTAACAGGATCAGGAACAGTTTCATATACCGCAAATAAATCTACAGTTAATTTAAATGTAACTACAGCTAGTGGCGATAAAGTCATAAGACAATCAAAAAGAGTTATGTCTTATCAACCAGGTAAATCATTATTTATATTTAATACATTTGTAATGAATGCACAAGAATCTGGATTAGAACAACGTGTTGGAAGTTTTGATGCAAACAATGGAATCTTTTTTG